GGTGAAGATTGCCCTCCTCGCCATAATGCTAACCTGAATGAGTATCTGACTCAAGATGCTGAAGAGTTTGCCTATGTTTATACTCAATCTGAAGGTTGGTTGTGCTATGATACCTGTGAGTGGCATGATTCTTATCTGGAAGGTGTAGAAATCCCCACTGGAGCACTGGCGGTTTAGTCCGCCTTATGCTACAATAACTAAACAATTTGAGGATCTTTCATGGACTTGTCTGAACTGATTGATGAAGTACGGGAAATTGAGATCTACAACACAGATCCTCAAGATTGGATGGGATATTTGGAGAATGATGACTACTGGGTGCCAGATACAGAACTGGCATACTGATGCTCTTAGCGGTGCCTAGGTGCCGCTATAATAAGTACATACGCAAGACACCCATGACCACCACCTTCGCTGACTACGCCGCCGCTGCTGAGGCACGGAAGGACATCGCTGCTGCTGTTCTGGGGCACACTTACGCTCTCTGTGAGGCGCTGCGCCAGAACTACATTGATTATTCTATTCGCAGTCATCAGAAGTTTGTTGATGATGCTGATACTTCCGAGTATCATCAGGCACAGATTGCTAAACTGAAGCAAGGTATTTGTGATTATGATTTCTTCCCCGAAACGGGTCGTAAGTATCATAAAATCGTTATGAACGCTGCTGGTTCTAACTCTGTTCATGCTTTTGTGGACAAGAAGACGGGTCAAGTGTATAAGTCTGCTAGTTGGAAAGCACCTGCTAAGGGTGTTCGCTACGATCTCCGCATCATTGAGCAGCGTGAATGGTTGCTGCAACATGCTGACTGGGCAGGCGGTTATCTTTATCTGCGCTGATGTATCTTCAAACTCATCAATTCCCTCAAATGACCTACACTAACGACATTAAAGATTTAACTGTAACCAAGTCGCTGCGCCTGCTGTGCAACGGTTTCAAGAGTGAGTTTGCTACATTTGCATTTGCTGATGAACGAATGACTGAACTTTTGATGGAACTTGCAACGGAGTTTGTTGATGCCAACATTCCTGTTGTTGATGATGATAATCAATGTGAACTCCGATTCATGCTATTGGAATCTCTGGACATTATTGCACGATGACTTGGATACTTCTGTGGGTTTTACTTTCTATTCCTGCTGCAGTAATTGTTGGAAAGTTAATTGAAACACCCGATGACCACGACTCATAAACTCATTTTCGTTTCTTCGTTCATTTGGTTTTTGCACTGGGGGCAATGTCTTACATCACGTATTCTGGATACGGTTATTCTAAACGCCTCTGTGAGGACGTTACCACTTGGTTTCTGAATCGTTTTCTGCCCCGTCACAAAATTGATGTGGAGATTTTCCATCGTGGTCTGAAACGTGAGGCAGTTTATGGTTATTGTGACTATGTGGGTGAATCTTATCGCCCCCGTGAGTTTCTGATTGAATTGGATACTCATATGGAGGAGGAGTTGTATATAAAAACCCTTCTACACGAACTGGTCCACCTGCGCCAGTGGGTAGTCGGTTCACTGCGGTCCAAACGTGGAAAAATGTATTATGGTAAAGAATGTATGGAAGATGTGGACTATTGGGAACAAGCACACGAAATAGAGGCACGGGAGCAAGAAGAAACGCTATATCTGGAGTACCTGTTTGAGAAGAATGGGTGGACAGACCAGCAAGTGGCACAGTTCTTCCCGAACCGCCTGGTGAGGGCTGTATAATTACAAGGTAATCAAGGGAACCGCAATGGTCACCGATACCACCACTGACGCCCAACTGCGCCGCACCATTCAGAAAACGATTGAGCAGGAAATGCCCCTGCGTCTGCTGGAGCGCATTGTTTATGAGGTGCGCTGTGAAGAGATGGGTATCCGCCCTGATAATTGGAAACTCTACCCTGAGGATTGATGATGAACAATCAAACAAACATTGAAGCAACAGCAATAGCAGCAGTTGTAGGTATTCTCATCATTGTATTTTCCTTTACTGTTTTACACTTCCGCAATCCACAAATTGAAGCACAATGTATAGTAAAAGGAGGTCAAGTTATTTCAACTCCTGGTCGCATTAGTTCTTGTCTTTATTCTGCGAAATGATGAAACCCATTTACATCAAACAATTTGCACAGCGATGGTATCTGGTGTGGACAGATACGGGGAGGACCATTGCATCATTTGCATCTGAATTTGAGGCTTACGCTGCCCGCCGATCTATGATAGAATACAACAAGAATGGAGGACTTTCATGACCTATTGGACTACTAAACTGAATACTGCTACGAATCGTCGTCTGGAAAAACTTGAGAGCGAAGGTGTGAAGATTGATACTAATACACATGCTGGACGCCAAGTAATCGGTTATAATTATCTGGAAGTTGTAGTGGAGGATTCTGATGAAACTGAGTGAAGAACGACTTGAACAAATTATTGGATGGTCCATTATTGTTGGTATTTCAAGTAGTTTGTTGATGTGCCTCAATTTGTATCGTCAGGTGGGTAATCTTGAGTACAAAGTCAATCAATTGGAGACAGATGTTTATGCTGCAATTCAAACTTTGAGTACCGAAGTTTATTCTCTTAAACAATCTCAACCTACCAATCGCACTGGTCAATTTGAATGAAAATACTTACACTTGCCGCTGCCCTGTTGCTCTCTGCTCCTGCACTTGCACAAACAGCACCAACAAAACCTAAAATCTATCGTCCATTCACATATGAAACTCCATGTGCGTTGGATGCAGGACTTCAAACTCAATTTGATACTTGCAAAGTTGTAGAAACCCGTGAGAGTGGTGGTGCTCTGCGAACCCGTAACATTTACTCCAATAAGTTTGGTCTGACCATTAAATCCTGGTTTGATAAGGAGAAAGGGTTTATGACCTGGGATAGTCATAACAAGTTTGCATACAAGTGGGAGTATAAAGTATCTGGTGTATCTGATCAGGGTGCCTGGAGTATGGTGATGCCTGGTTTCCTTCTTCAAAACGTTTCTTGGGACTAATAACAATGACTGAAACACAAGTAAATTTGAATGTTCATGAAATCGGTGTGATTCTATCTGCACTGCAGGAACTGAATCTACGTGAGGAGAATAGAATTGCACGGGAATATGGAAGTGTACCTGCACTGTATAACAAACTCTATACGGTCTTTGAGCAAATGGACACTTCAGGAACTGTCCTCCACAATGACGTGGTGCCGTCCTTCTGACCTATAATACAAAGGTAGTCAAGGGGAGACCCGATGCAAACGCCTCAACTGACCAGTCAGGACGGCAACATGGTGGTGGACTTCTATCCTGTGAAGACGCCCTATGGTGATATTTCTAAAGAGTGGTTTCTCCGTGCTGTTACCTTCCAACCGCATGGTCAGGTTTCTAAGAAGTTCCTGAATCGTGTGGAGATGCTGTTGGATATTCGTGAGCGTGTGGCGCATGGTTATATTGAGACCCGTGATAACTCCAACCTGCCTCAGGTTGGCAATCCTTTCTATGGTGCTTGCTGATGGCATTTACAACTGATGAACTGGGCGCACTGCTCAACATTCTTATGAAGCATCCTGATTGGGTTGATCTTTCGGAAAAGATTGGTTATGATGTGCATAATCTAAATCGAAAGATTCTTTCTGAAATGTCTGCTGCTATTCTCTACGACCTTGAATGCGAATGAACATTCCTCCTAGGTACATTGCGACTGCTCTTGTATTCTTCATTGCATTCTTTGCATACAATGCCTTTCTTGCACAACGGGATCAAAAGATGTATGATGCCTATTATGGAAACTTACAGGAGAAACTGAAATGAACGATGAAGACATCAAAATGTTTATCCGAGCATTTGAGGACTTTATGGAACATGCAAGTGTAGAAGAACAGAATTATATTCGACGTGAAGCAGCACGCAAGTACACCAAGAGTTATTATGAGACCAAAGCAGCAGAAATGAACATTACTGTTGATTATTACATTTCGGAGTTTGTTTGATTTACTTTCTGATTATTTCTGCGTCTTTCTTTTGGTTCTTTTTTGTATTATTTTCCAAACACTTTGATTACTTAGATGAACGACAAGATAAAACTGATTCTAGCACTTCAACAGATTGAGAATGTTTATGAACTTCTTAAGGGTGGACAGTATGCAGGTTTCTTTACATCTCATCTGTTGCCTGTAAAGTATGAGATTCAAAGACAGTTGACAAATCTATCAAATTCGCCTAAAATTTAAGAGTTCAATTACACAAGAAATGAAGTATCTTTACATTGTTGACTATTGGGTTCCTTTTCCTTCCTCTGAATATGGTGGAATGATTAATCTCATTGCAGAGTCAGATACAGAAGCATTTGAAATTCTTGCAAATGAAGATCAGTTTGATGAACGTTATACTGATCGGATTATGGAAAGAGTTGTGAATGGTCAAAAGTTTGCACTTGTGGATGAATATGAGTCAGGGATTTTGGAAGCATTTACGACTTGAATAACTCATGTTAAATCAAGAGATATCCAATCAGATTCTTAAATTTGAACCATTTTATCAACAAAATGCAATTCAAAATTTATTCTCATGGAATGAATTAGAATCTTTGCTAAATCTCCGCCCATTTGTAAATAATCAACGATTTCACATTATAAGTGGAAAAACATATAACTGGATTGGTCCCGATTGGTTAACCGATATTAACACATATCCTCCAGATTTAATTCAAGCAGAAATTAAAAAATATGTTTGTTACTTATCCGATTGTTCAAGAGTTAATTCAAAAGTCAATGCATTATCTAATGATTTAGAAACTCTTACTTCATATCCTGCTGATGCTCACATTTACTTTTCAGTAGAAGATATTCCATCAAAAGGATTTGGTATTCATTATGATTTTTCTCACAATTTGATTGTTCAGATTGATGGTCAGACTCATTTTAAAGTATGGGGTAAATGTGAAAAAGATTCTCCACGCAATAGAGATTCAATGGATGAAGAACCAATTCTTGATGTGGTTATGAATCCTGGAGATATTATTTTTATTCCAATTTGTTATTTGCATTCTGCATTTTCGATAACGAAAAGACTTTCAATTAGTTTTCCAATGAATTCAAATGCAACAAATCATCAATCCAGAGATTGGATTTCTCTTTTTAAATAAACAATTATGAATGAAACTCTATACCGAATTGAAGAATTTTTCACGGATGGTTGGGCATTGATTGAAGAAGATGCAAAACAACTGACCAAAGAACAATGTGATCAACGTCTGCAGCAGTATATGTCTGCAGGGCATAATCCAACGTATCTCCGTGCTGTCCGTGATTCCTGAATTTCCACATAAACCACCCAAGGGTTATTCTTATGAACAACGACAATTTCAGAGAAACATTGTTGGAATCTGGATTAATTTTGAGCGCCATTTTGACTATAACCTTGGTGATCCAGTGTCTTGTATCTGGGGATTCTATAATACCAAAACCAAAAAGTATCACGCCCCCATCAACTCAAGCAAGGTCGGGAACGTTGTTAGTATAGACAATACAACACCTTACTCTGCAATGGTTCCGAAGCAAACTCCACTTGAATCTGCATTTGTATGAGTTATATTCCACAAGTCAATGATTATGTAACCTGGACTAAGGGTATTGAGGGGTGGGTGTATTTCAAGGACAAGGAGTACGTTACTATCGAAGTCAATGTACGCCCTAAAAATACACAAAACTACCATGCCTGTGTGCTTCATCGCAATGAGCGATTGTTGGTCTTGTGCTATAATAATCAGTGGAATGAATTAACATATATTCGATCAAGGGAATCTGTTCATGAAGAAGAGAAAAAATATGTGGCGATTGTGGGCGAAAGCACTTGGTCAGAAAGCGACGAAAAATGACACCGAATCAGACCACATTGCTCGCATACGGACTCTTATATTCTGTACTTATTTTCTTACTAATCTATTCATTATTGCTGGCGTAATTCGACATTGGAATGCTGATGAAATACCAAGTTGTATACTACAAATTGAAAAAGAACAAAACAACAAAACAAACAGCAGTTTTTTATAACATTGAGGATGCTACATTATGGGAACAACACATCAAGAACTCAGGTTACCTAAATTCAGAAATCGTACCAGTATTCTGATACCTGTGTATTGTATTCTATCGGCAATCATAGGATACTCTCTTTCTGGACCAATCACACAACAATCAACCATTAATGAAACTCTCAAGTTGTGTAATGAGAAACCATTAGAATGTAAGTTTAAGTATGATATTCTAAATTATCAACAGACAGGACAAATTCCTTATAAACTCACAAATAAGTAAAATACGAGATTGGGGTGCGCCGATTTTTTTCATAAATACTCAAAAAAGGCAATAAGGTTAATGAAGACGTTCTTTCAGTTCATGGAGCAAATTCCACATGTGGGTATGAAACCCATTGATGTAATGAGAGCCAGACAGAATGCAATTGCAAGTCGTCAAATGCGTAGACACGTGCATGGGGAATTAGCACATAAGGCTGAGGCAGAACAGTCAAGAAAAGAACGCTCAGGAATGTAATTAACCAAAGAACCATAAGTAACCTTTCCAACTATAACGCCCTGGGTTTTTCAAACTTTTGAGAATCCCCTGTTTATCAGTAGATTCAAAATGACGAACAGCAGCGGCGATTGATTCGAACCGAACTTCTACTTGTTCGGTTTTTTTATTCACACCAAACACCGCCCTTTTCTTTGGTTTGTCTTCTAAGATCTGCCATTTGTGACCGTATGCAATAATACCTGTTCGGGCAGCATTTAGAATGTTTCCATTTGTATTCGGAACACCAGTTACATCCACTGCTGCTTCTCTTGCAGATTCGTAATCTTTGCATACACCAGTTTGTAAGTTCTTTCCTCTTATTTTAAGACCAAGTTTTTTACCATCTCCACGGGTATGTTCATTCCATGGTATAAGATGAGGAGATGATATTTTCTTTCTTTCTTTTTTTATGGTAGGTTTAATACTCTGCAAAACCTGCATTGGAATCTCAGCTTTTTCTGCATTGATAATAATAGGATTGTATTCAGGTTTGTATTGTTGTATCCAATAGGTTGTTCTTTCTTCAATTAGATGACCATCACATTCATCTAACTCTTTCATCATGAAGTTGTGTACACCATGTTCTCTAAATGCTTTGTGTAGAGGTTCAGCAGACATTCTTTTGGAACGATCTATATGGTGCGCCCACTCTTTATTCATTGCTTGAGTGGTGTTTCCTATGAATTTTTCACCCGTTTGCTTGTTGAGAATGAGGTAGACGATTCCGCGATTCATTGAGTATATTAAAGTGTTACACTGTGTTATATAGTAAGGTATAGTTGATTTATAACAAGGTATAGTATATTTTGTATTTTGTGTATTTTGTGGTACATTTAACCTAATGTTAAATTAAATATATGTGTGTAATTTATAATATTCTCAATAATGTTGTTTTATTGAGAATCAATTGAGTATTGTGTTGAGAATAGTGTTGAATGCTTCTGAATGCTTGTAGGTCTTGTAGAAACCCTCCTGGGTCTTGTGGGCTAAGCACGTTAGCATAAGAACGCGCATTCGTCAAGCCCCACGGGACGCGAAAAACTCCCAGACCCACACAGTTCTTATGAGAATCTAGTCGAGAATTATAAGCATATCTTAACAATCTAGTCGAGAGTGCATATATACTATCATGATCTCGACGAGACGGTGCATCATAAGGCTTGCAATCTCGTCGAGAATATGATACAATAAACAAGCGTTCACAGATCTCGACGAGCTTATGTACGACGACTACGATCTCGACTATTCATTCGCTAACGATTATAATCTCGACGAGGACTCATATTATGAGCACGCTGCACTAGATCTCGACGAGGACTATGCACGAGATGGGCAAGATTATCAGGATCTTGCGTATCGTCATTATGCATGATATAATCTAGTACACACATCTAGACGAGAATTATGCCTACTGCACAGAAGCGCCTAGTACAGGTAACATTAGATCTTATGTGTTATGATGATCTAGATCTAGATAATATTAACTGGCGTGAGGTACTGCAACTCGAAGGTGACGAGGAAGTATACTCTAGCATCCGCGATTTCAGCGAATTATATTAATGTGACACATATGCAACTGGCACATTATTCTCAATAAGGCATTCGTTATTGAGAATAAAATCCAATTGTATAACTGGCACAAGGGGTCTTGATATCTCTTGCCTGGTGGATTAATATTCGTTCAGTTCGAATTTAAACCAATGTGTGGTCCTGTTTTTGAATATTCTCGTGAGGATTTCTTTAATGATGCTTCCCCCGAAGAATGGGATGCTTGGGAACAGAAAGCCGCTGAACTTGAGCTGCCGTTGGATTACTATTTGGCGGAGTTCGTGTGACGGTTGAGTAAGTGGCACAAGGGGGGTTGCGGTTCGCCGTGATCCCTGATAAATTACATTCGTACCTGAGAGATGCACCATGTTTGATGAACTTTGGTCTGAGATTCAAGATGCTCCTGGTGAGATCTTTGACCTCGACATTCCCGAACTTCGTGATGCTGAGAAGTTCGACATGAATGAGTACCTGAACGCAAACTACGATTACTGATGGAATACATTTCTCGGCAACATTGGGACACTCTTTATACTAAACTCTACGAAGCGTATGAGGAGTGTTCCAAAAATTATGATGAAACTTACCGACAAATGATCGGTAATGTTCTTGACCACATGATTTACAATCAACCTTACCTTAACATCAAGTGACTGAAACCCTCAAAGAGTATCATTTCGATGATGAACAAATTGAGTTCCTGATGCGTATTGTGCGGGACAATGCACAATACGAAGACGATGAAGTTCGTGAGTGGATGGAAGAACTTGCGAACCAAATTGAAGATCAAATTGTAAATCACCCCACCAACGACTGATGACTGAATTGAATCCTAAACTGGAAATGTTGACTGCTCGTGAACAACTGATGGAGGACATTGA